GGGTGAATATTATCACCAGAAAGGAGAAAACACATTATGAAAAAGCCCTATAAAGTAAGGACAACAGGTGGAATTGAAGAAAGGTTAGGTGTCGATCTTCCAGCGTTTGAAAACATGGGATTGTATCTTTTTATTTACAAAACTGAGGAAGATAAAAAGGTTATTTGGCACATTGTAGATAAGCGCTCTGGTTTGAGCGTAATGAAAGCGCATACACGTAAAGAAGCGTTAGAGAGATTTTACAACTGGACAAAAGAGCCTAAAAACGTTGACAGATTGAAGGGTTTAATCATTAAGACTATCGAGAAAGACGGTGAGGTTAATAATGTATCTGTTGACTGTCTACAGTGAATCAGACGCTTTTGTCTACAGGGTTCAAACGATCAAAAAGGCTGTTTATATCATTGAAAATCTAGAATTTAAGATTATAGGAATTAATATTATAAAAGTGAGGTAAAAACAATGAACATCAAATATACACTTTTAAAGCCTTTATCTGGTAAGTTAGATGATTATGCTTTAATCATCGGTAAATGGGTTGAAGTTATAGACAAATCAAAAACTTTGATTCTGAAACATGGCGTATTATCTCAGTTAGAATATAACTACATTGTATCCAGAGAAAAAGCTCGTTTTAAATGGGATGACAAGAACCGACAATATATTTTATGTATCTATGATGGAGATAATCCGCAGACTGTATCTAGGTTAATTTTGAATAGGGTTAATGATAATCTTTATAAAGGCATAATGATTAAAGGCGTTTTCTCATGGGATGTATCAAGAATTTGGAGGTATTGCAAATGATTGTTACTAAATTGGGGAGAGGTTCAGTACCAAACAGCGCTTTTGTAATGAAAGATGATTACTATGTATTCGACAGGAAAACTGTTGAAACGCTCTGTTATATCTTAGACGCTTCTGATTTAGATACAGTGTTACCTTTTATAGATAAGCTAGTCGATAAAATAATGGAGTGCATTAACAATGATCCAGAATAAAATTTATACTCCATCCAGTAAGGAAGATTTTGTGAACATCATCTGGGAGCGCCAACGTCAATTGGGGTTATCTGATTATCAATTAGCGCGGGAAAGTGGACTTTCTCGCGCCACTATCTCAAGATGGAAAAGCGGAAAAAGAGAGCCTATGACCAATCAATTATTATCATTGTTTCCGGTTGTCGGACTAGAAATAAAAGTAATTGAAAAGGACTGATTAGGAGTTGAAACCTAGAGAATCGCGCTACTGTATCGCTGTTTACAACATGGATACAGAATCCACAACGGATGGTTATTTATCTGCATTCATGGCGAATAAATTTAAAAGCAGATTAAAAGTTAAGATTCCAAATCCGAAAAAGGCAGACAAACCCTCTAGGAAGTTTGAAAAAGGGAAATTTCAGCTTTTTAAATTATTGGAGAATCTGCCTGATAAAGTACGTCTTACACAGCAAAAAGAAGTTAAAGCATTCTTTGATTATTTGAATAATGTATGTACAGACGCAGAAGTATTTTATAAAGACATGGCACCAAAGTCAGATAAGTTAAAATGCTATATTGTGATCCACTTTGCAAACTTGACATGGGATTTGGATATATTAAAGGGAATTATATTTAATGATAACTATGAATGTTCTTCCATTGGCGCAGAAACAGATTTGGTTCAATTCCAGTTTGGTGGATTGTATTTCAGAGATTTTCTGAGAGTTACAGGCTTTAGGTCAATAAAAATGGCTGGTATGGTATGCACAAGCGCACACAAGGCAGATGGGGAAGAGGTTTATAATATAAGATTGGAAGATATACCAAGCACCTATGAAGAATATTCAGACACACAAAAGTATTATATGGAAAATGATGTACTTGTAATGGATGAATCATTGAATATAATCTTAAATAGAAATGAAAACTATTCTATAAAGACGCTAAATGATTTACCAATGACAGCAACATCATTTGGGAGATTCAGATTACGGAACAATGATGAAATTATTTATGAAAATGGTGAGAAAATAAGTGTTCCTGCGTTGCTTACTGTTTCACGATGGCAATACACCAGACCGTTTCTTGCTTATTTGATAAGAGCATACAAGGGTGGATATTGCGCGCCAAATCCTCACATACAATATAAAGTAATAGACGATGTAATTTGCTTTGATGCTGTGTCTATGTATCCTGATAAAATGTTATTCCATAGGATGATGCAGGCTACCAAATATACTAAAATGACTGAATGCCTGTATACTCTGGAAGAATGCAAAGAGCATCTTAACGAGCCAGAAGCGCAAAGTGCTTTAAACAAATTGAAGAACATAGAATATTTTATGACTAAATTTGATGAAAACGGTTTGTTTACTGAGCGTCCAGACGATTTAGAAGGCGGTTTGTATCCTTGGATAGGAAACGTAATATTAAATATAAAAGGCGTTAGAAATAAAGACGGAGTGTATATGATGCCTTTTATCAGTAAATTTAAAGTAGAGAACATCAAGAAAAAGCATGAAGCAAACAATGGAAATTTTGCCCGTGAATTAATTGAGTGCAATGGTAAAGTATTGAGCGGATATAATATAGAAATAATACTATCCTCGGTAGATTTAATGTGTGTGCTAATGTGCTATGACTGCGAAGTAATCAGAATCAAGAAATGGTTAAATTTAAGTTGGCGTGATATGCTCAACGTGCAAAAGCGTGATTTATGGTATGCGTACAAGCGGAAAATGCACATCTCAGAAGTGCTTAAAAAAGGCAGAAACGAGAATGATGATTACTGGAAGAATGAAGCAGGATTTGAGCCAGAAACGATAAAAGCAATGAGCGATGATGAATATAATCAGTTTACAAAGAATTATAAACTTTTGATTAAAGCTGATGCTAATGGTAAATATGGAATGACTGTCGAAAAACCAGTACACCCAAAAACATGGATAGAATACGATGAAAACAGACTGCCAAACATAAAAGCGCAGACGATTAACGAAGCTATGGAAGAATTGCTAAATGATCCAGAGACAGCACCTAAAACAATTAAAACGTCTGATTATTGTGCTGGTTCATCTATAACCATGTGGGCGCGATGGCAATTAATACAGATGATGTATTGTTTTTATATCAATGGGATAGAAACTTATTATTGCGATACAGATTCGCTATTTGTTAGTCGATCTGAAAAAGCGTTTAAATGCGTTGAAGCATTTAACCAGAGGAAGAAAGATTTATATTATTCAACATCATGTGGAGATGGAATAGAAATAAACGTTGATATTGCGGAAAATCTGGGTCAATTTGAATTGGATAAAGAGTGTGAATACTTTAAAACACTGGGCGCGAAAAATTACGCATACGTTAAAAAAGGAAAAAGTAAAATAACCATTGCAGGATTAAACACAGCGTTTTATCAGAAAAAGCTTGATGAGTTATTCGCAGAGGGAAACATAAAAACAATATTTGACAGGTACTATAGACCTAATACGTGCGTTTTACCTGACGGATGCAGAAAGCTATTGAAAAACAGAGATAATATGGGATATGATGCTAAAGGTTTATGGAGAGGGTGTACGCTTGAGCCTGTAGGATTTTTCTCAATTAATTTGCAATCTAAATATCATATTAATAATGTCATACGTGCTTCAATACTACAGGGTTTAAGACCAGCTTACTATTTAGGTAAATATAATAAAACAATGTATCTTGATAAAAACGGATTTGATCTGAAACAACATACAGGATTTTTATACGAACAGTTTTTTACGCTGGAAGAAAACCAAACTATAGACGGAGGGAGGGTCTAAGTTGAGCGCTAAAAACGATACGCAAAAATTTATAGATAACATCGGAAGAAGAATCCGTCATATAAATGAAGATTTGCGTAAAAATCCAGACGATTTTAGAAAAGCAGGATTAGAGCGCCAGAAAAAGAATCTTGATGATTTCCGGAAACAGGTTAAAGAGTTAGCGCACAAAAACGATAATAACCAGCTTACAGATCAACAGTTGATAGATTTAACATACGAATTTAAAACAAATGAAAATTATACAACAGATAAGAAAAAGATAGATGAAATTACGATGAAGATGGAAATGTCACAGCAAGAAATGATAGATGAAATATTAGAGGAAGAGCCAGAACAGGAAGATACAGGTTTTGACGATCCAGACATTGAAGCTTTAAACGATTTATTCTTTAGTGATATTTCTGGTAAATATATCGGGCAGTCTGGTGATTCAGATGCAAGAAACACAGCGTTTGATATAATTGAAAAGGCTAATGAGTATTTAAAACGTGATTTGTCAGAGCGTGACAAGGCGTATTTAAACAGATTAACAAATAATCTTTCGTCTGCTCTCGCTAGTAAAGGCGCTAGAGGTGTATTGTATTCTATATCATAAAAAGAGTGCGGTTAATCCGCACTCTTTTCAAATAGTTTATTATAAATCGCCACTAACATTTCATGGTCTGTTAATTCCGTTTTTTCTGATCTATCAATATACTCCACCTGTTTTAATTTTCCGTAACCTTGCCAGTCAGACGGATTAAATTTAGACATATAAACGCCTGTGGAAGGATTGGACTGAATCACGTTTCCATCGTACAAAACACCAACGTGATAACAATTAGGCTTATCAGTATAACCATTTGGCACTTCATCCTTTTTGATTTTAAAGACTAGCAATCCGTCAATATAGGATTCTGATGTAACTTTTTCTTCTTCACGTTCTTTTAAATATTTGTATTTGCTTTTATTTTTGTAAGAGCGCCATAACCAATTAGTCCCCTGACAAGCGATTCCAGCAGAGCGCCTTACAACACCGATGCAGTCAATAACGGAATAAGGTTGACCGATGAGCGTCAAAGCATTTTCGCAAAACTGTTTATTTGTAAGCATATAATCACTTCTTCCCTAGTATCCTCATAATTAATAGATATAGTATATACAATCTTAGAGTGCCAAACACCGATGATTGCATCATAAACGGTTGGTTTTGATAGACGGATGGCGTAATGGGTGTCCAACTTTGATTAGCTAAATAGTTATACCAACGTCTAGCCTGTGACGGTCGTGTACCTGGATTATTAGCGTCTGATCGTTCATACTGCCAATAATACGCAACCGCTAAACGTTCGACAGAATCCGTTGATACCTTAAAATCTTCCCACTTATAACTATATCCTCTGTTATTATACCAAGTCTTTTTACCATTTAATCCGTATTTGCATTCATAGTCATGATAGGCTATTTGCGGTTCGATCCTTCCAGAAGGATTGTTTGAGTTAGCTACAATACCTATTCCCTGTGCCTTGCACCATGTACCAAACTTTTTATACCAAGGTGTCCACTGAGCAAGCCCGAATCCTCCGGTTGTATCTGTGGGAAAACCTGCGTGTTGTGGGCGGTTCGGATTTAGTGTGCATTCGGATTCCCAGTTGCCAAGGCAAGCGCAAATGGCGTTTACACTCCAACCTTTAGAGCGCAGATAAGAATAAATCCATTTGGCGTTGACTTGCATCTCTTCCGAGGTTAAGCGCTTTTTATACTGACAGTAATAATCGGGCATTTATAATTTACCTAGCCTTTTTTCCTGCGTTGTGAGTTTTTGCGATGTGGTGGATACTTTAGGCGTAGCGGAAGAGATAGCAGAAGAAAACGCTGATTTGATCTGGCTGATAGCATCTGTGAATGTAGTCGCTTTAGGTGTCGATGCAACAGCAGGAGCAGAGATTTTTACAGGAGCAGGAGCAGGAGTGGATGCTTTAGGCGTTGTGGCGGTTACTGCCTTTGCAGACGTTCCACTCTTTTTAGGTTTAGTCGGTTCTGCTACTGCGCTAGTTACATCAGACGCGATTTTTCCAGCGGTCGCAACAGCAGTAGGAAATTTAAGCACATTAGCGCCAGCACTCAGACCAGCAGAAACAGCGCCAGCACCAAGACCAGCAGAAACAGCGCCAGCACCAAGACCAGCAGAAACAGCACCGAGCGCAGGAACAGCCAAACCCCAAGACGCTAACTCAGGTAATGGATTTTCTGCTTTTTCTTTCATCTGTTTTGTGGTGTACTCAAAAGCTTGATTTAACAATGACGGTTTACCAAATGTAGCGCCAGACGTTCCAACACCTTGAATATCTCTACCATGATACAAAGGCGTATCTCCACCAAAATTAACACCAGTTGACGCGACATCGGTTTTCCCTCTGTTAAATGATCCGCTATATTGTGGAGTAAGTTCATCAAGCCTTGATTCCTGTAGATTCAACTTTTTCTGATTCGCCTTTTCAGATTCTAGCTTTTTCTGAGTATCTTTTAGAATATCTCTGTTTGTAATTTTAGATTGTTTTTCTTCCGATTTGATCCAAGGTTTTTCGATCTGAGTTTCAAGGGTTCTGGGTGCTTTGATTTCTGTCTGTTTTTCTTCCGATTTGATCCAAGGTTTTTCAATCTGAGTTTCAAAGGTTCTGGGTGCTTTGATTTCCGTCTCAGACGTTTTGTTTTTTCCTGCCTGTTCCGCAAAAGCGTCTTTAATTTGGCTCACTGCATCTGATAAAGAAGTGCTGTTTTCATTTTCCGCATAGTCAGCAGAATAATTATAGTTATCTTCCGGTATTTCTGGGAATTCGTCATTCCCGCCTAAAGGAAGGAACGGGAAGAAACCGCCACCGCCACCCGTACCACCGTAGGATTGTGCGCCCACTCCACCAACTGACGAAGCGGTTGGTACAGAAAAACCGCCAGATTGTGAGTGAGGGCGCGAGTAGGAGTAACCGCCTGATTCTTCTCTTCCTGAGTACATGTTTCCGAGAACATGATTTATTACATCATTTCTGTTCATACGATTCCCTCATTTCACTAGCAAAGTAAAAGTAATATAAGGATATTGATTTTTAGTCTTAAAGTATCCGACAAAACCCAACTGTCCTACAGACTGCCCGTAGTCTGATCCGCTATCATTAGAGTAAGAATCAATATTCGCAGAGCCGGCAACAACAGTAAATTTATTGCGCGGTACAGGTACAATCAATCTGAATTTATACCACCCGTCTGCATCTGGTGATCCTGTAATCGTGAGATGCAATCTACCAATAATTACGTTTCCAAGTCTTGAAAATGATCCACCACCAGATTGTAACTCCACTGTTATTCCGCTTGTGACGCTTTCAAAATATCCATTTAATTCATCAAGCGTATAAGACAGGTTGACGGTTGTTTGTTTTAATCTGTTTACTTCCTGACTAAGCAAATTATAATTCGTAGTATTCTGGTTAATGCTTCTATTGTGGTTTGTTAATGTGGTATTTATTTCTGCAATGCTGGATTCGTTTGTTGCGGTTTTCTCTTCCAGCGTTTCAATCCGCTCTGTGCTTTCCTGCAATTCTCCATCAATTTCAGAAATAGCGGTATCTAATTCACCTGTCTGTGTGGTTAGATTAGTTATAGCGGAGTTAATTTCTGTATTATCATCCTGCAAAGTTTCGATATTCTGTTCAGCGGTTACAATTCGCGCCAAGTGTTCTGCAATGGCAGTATTGAGGTTAATTATCTGCGTTGCGATACTCACATTATTTGATGAGTTAATCATAATATCCGCGCCAGTAAGCACCACTTCGCCAGTTTTGCTATTAACAGACGCAACCGCTACTAACTCTGGGTGATCCGCTAGAAATTCTGCAATTAATTGAGCCATTGCATCTACAGTAGGAATTGGATTGTCTCTCAGATAATCCTGTATATAAGCCACCACTTGAGGGATTGATGCAGGAGTTAATTTACCATACATTGGAATGTATTTAGGCATTGTATCACCTTCTTATTTTTATTCCCACCCACCGCCACTAACTCTGATTTAAAGTGCCATTTTTACGCAACAGAAACAGTCCACGTCTCAAAATTCCCCGCATTGTCCGTGGCGGTGATCTGGCAAAGTCCGCTTCCAACGGCGGTCACAACGCCATCCGAAACAGTGGCGACCGAGCCGTCAGAGGTTGACCAAATTACTGCATCAAGAATGGTTGTGAGTGTAAGCGTGTTTTCGATCACTGTCTTTCCGAAGTGGAAATACCGGTCAACACCCGCGCCGAAGCGTATAAAGTCGATTTCTTTCGAGAGAGGCTTCAAAACGCAAACGTTCCAAAGGTCTTCCGTTGCCGTACTCAAAGCTCTTGCCGGAGCAACAATTCCAGCGTTTCCCCCGACGTTCCCGGAAATGTCCAAGAATCCGCCAGCAGTGGTATCCACCTGCTCAAACTTCTGACAACAGCTAAAAATAGTTGGCCACGGATCGTTGAAGTAATAATCCGCGTGCGAATGGCCGCAAAGCTGAATGAGCGTTCCGCCGCCGTTGACAAAGGACTGGATCGCATGCTGCAGATCGGTGCCATTTGTGAGCGCCTGACCGCTCCAATTCTGCGTGGGGATCGAAGATAGGTGCTCACAAAGAAGAACCATTTTATCGGTATTCAGAGCGGTTTCAGACAGCCATGCAACGGTATCCGCGTTGATTTTGTATTGTTTCAAATAGTTGACGCAAAGGACAATCGCTCGGATTCCAAGGCTCTCGACATCTTTGTAGTAGCTAAATCCTGTTGGATCAAACACCACATCTTTCGTATTCGAGAAATAGGATGCAAATGTTTCTTTCGCGGTAAGGAGCGTTCCGCCCTGATAATAATTGGTGTCGTGATTGCCAATGACAAACAGGTACGGGGTTTGTGTCTTCGCAAACTGTTCGAGCATGTGCTTGCTTCTGCGGATTGTTTCGTCCGGCGCAAGGTTGCCGTCTGTGTTGTCGCCAAGATTCAGCACAAAATCGCACGGCAGCCTATCACACAGATATTTGATGTTGTCTGCACAGACATCAAACAGCCCGGAATAATTTGAGCTGGAAAGATAATGTATGTCTGTCACGAGCGGAAACACAAGCGCCGGCTCGTTAATGGCGTCTCTGGCGGTTGAAATCGTATTCGCCATCTCGTCCGTATAGTACGGGCGAATCTCCGGCGAACCATATTTGACAAGCTCAATATTTACCTCTTCAGGAGGAGTGATATTGGCGGCTGTTCCGCTTGCCGTATCCGCTGTTGTGATCTCAATTCTAAATTTGTAATCTGGATACCTGTTGCGAAGAGCGATGAAGCTAATCTCATCCGCCCAGAATAGCGGATCACTCGACACATTAGAGAGCGTGTTTTCTGCCGTCAAAAATCCGGCAAAAACATCATTATTGAACGCGATGACTATAAGCTTATATCCATCAGATTTCGTTCGAGCGTACAGCACTTCGTCCTGAACATAGTCCGCTTGAATCAGATACCTCGCCGCCTGAGCTGTGCTAAGCTTTGCTCCGGCTCGACTGTACCCGCCGTTGATAAATTTAAACGCGCCATTGGCATGCTCAAGATTGTACTTGTCATACTCCTCGAGCGAAAGATGATTCCTCACAGAAAGGTCTTCGAGAGTGATGATGTACGTTGCATCAGTCGCATTTGTGCCAAGCGGAATATACGTGCAGAGGTTATACGTTGTATTTTCTTCTGCGGTAAATTTGGCCGTGTAATAATCCGTCCCCTGCTCATTGGTTGACATCGAAGTATATTCGCCGCTTCTGTAAACGGATAAAAGCGGGGTGTTTAGCTTACTGCCGACTCCGACATAAGTGCCAGAAACATATTGCAGTTTTAGCTGATAAGCATGTCCGGCCTTGAGCGACAAGCCTTCCCATCCTGCCACAGTCGCGTTGCTGTTTGTCGTAACTACGTCACCATTCAGCCTAGTCCGCGTATTCTTCGGTAGATTTGTGGTGTTAAATGTAACGACAGTCTGAGTCCTTTTAACGCCCAGAGCGAGGCTGTTGTCTGCCGTTGGGTCGGCATCCCTTTCAAACGGCGTATCGTAATCGTAGTTGATAAATCCATCTGTATCATTGATTACAGTGTCGAAAGCGCTCTTTAAATCAGAGACATCATTAATTAATTGCTGATAGTCAGACGGAATTGAAGCTATAATATCGTCTATCTGATCCTGTAAACTATCTAAAACATCTTTAATAGTTACATTTTCACCAGCACTAATATTATCAGCAGTCAAAACTACTTCGCCTGTTTGCCCGTTGACAGAATCCACACCACCGATTAACTCAGGATGTGCAATCAAATAATCATGAATAATTGTTTCAATTTCTGTAGTGGAGTTAATCGGATTATTAACCAAATACGTTTGGATGTGTGCGACAATTTCTGCAATCGAAGCAGGGTCAAGCCAGAATTTTAACGGATGGTACTCTATATATTCAGCCATATTTTCATCACCTCTTAATAAAGTTCAATTTCATCCAGATCAATAACATTCAAAAACAATTGATTAACTTCTGGAAAGATAACCGATTCGTAAGCATCAAAAAGTTGCGCTTCCCTATATCCACCGAGAATCTGAGACGCAGTTTGTACACCAATGTTCCCGTATCTATGGAGTTGAATATTCTCTGTTGATTCATCTGAATTTTTCGTGTTTGTTTTTGTGTTGCCCGTCTGGGTTACTACGCTGTTTCCACGCTGGTTAATTGTTTCCTTATTCTGCGAATTGTCTTTAGAAGCCTGTGAGAGATAATTATCTATATCAGCGGTAAAACCGTCTGGTGTATCCATCAAATGCGATTTATCTTCTGTTTCTGAGGTTGTTTCTGTTGTAAGATTCGGAAGAGTTGTCGTTTTTGTGTTCGGTGTAGATTCGCTGTCTGATGTAAAGTTGCTTTTGTTTTCTCTGGTATGATCTTCATAAACGTTATAGTTTCTGGTCATTTCATCATCATCGAGCGCTTTTTCCGATGCCACCATTTTATGCCACACATAGGCACGCTCTTTTACAAGCCTATGGAAAGCCCGTAAAAATTTAGTTGGAGAAGAAAATGCAATCTGCCTGTAATAAAAATGCTCGTTTATGTTGTCGACGATTTCAGAATCAAGATTTTCCACATTCTGAGGATAAAGTGTTGAGAATCCCTGTACTATTTGCCAGATTTCAGAATCTTCGTTTATCAATTGATAAAAAGGAATGTTTACCATGTTCACCACCGCCTTTTATATCGCTTCATTTAATATAGCATAAGGATGTGCAAAATTCAATGTATCAATATTCTGTCTTGTTTCATCATACCACCACAGATACAATCCGTCATTAAACAATCCACACATCATATTATTTACAAATTGTGGGCGCGAATAAACATAATTTGTAAGTTTAGGCTCAATCATTCTGCAATAGTCAAATATTTTACGTGTTTTCCTGCATTGCAGTAAACCTTTGCACATGTGTCCGCTACTCTCATTGATTCGGTCAATATCAATAAGATCGTCATTTGATGGAGCAACTACGGATATATTAAATCCGTATTGTTTCAGCATCATCAAATCGCCATAAGCGTTAGAGCCTGTAGAAGTGTTAGGAAGGTACTTTTTATCAGCATATCCAGCTTCAACGGTTTTTAGCGCCTGTTCAGCTACTTTTACATTTTGCTTATAGGTATATGATGCTTCTAGTCCGAAACTGCTCATAAATCCCATCGACAACAGCGAGTTTAAACCACTATAGCCAGATGTTGTGAGTGCGTTCTGCATTTCCTCTGTTAGTCCTAGATTTGGAAGAAGTGAAGATAAACTATCTCCAGCCTTTTCAAACATGGAATCAAGCATAGAAGCCACGCCACCTGATTTAGCTTGCGCTTCTTTTGCGTTGTCAACCGTTAATTGGCTGGCGCTTCTTCCTGCGTCAATGCTGTTTCTGTTTTGCGCTTGCCATATAGCATAATTATCGCTATTCATTGAGCAGTTAGGAGGCATGGTTTGCTTCATTGCGAAAAGTTGCTTCTGATTATTAACACCATATTTATAGTTCACCGGAGAACAGATAAGGCAAGGATAGCCAGACGCAAAAGAACAGACAATCTCAAATTGTGGAGTGCCTGTAAAATCCTCATATCTAAATATTTGTTCTTCGCCTGTTTGATTGGATACAATAATATTGGTGTAATCATATCCTTTTAAGATCGGATTTACTACGCTAATTTCTTGAGCGCGAAAAAGAGTATCTGCTGATGGCACATTAATTACAAGAGTTTTGAAATCATAATCCTGATGGTCAATTGGTTTAATTGCTTGTAAATCGTCTGGATTTTGCTCACATTCAATAGGGCAGATTTCAGCGGGAATGCAATATATTCCGGTTATTGAGCCAAGCTGACCAGAATTGTTCATATCGGAATTGAGCGATTTGAGCGCATAAGAGTTAATATCAGTTGAACCGCAATTAATAAAATATGGTTTGGCGCCCATGTATACATTATCTATCAATCCTGCCATTGCTATAGGATCGGTGTATGGGTCATTGTTATAACTTAATACTTCGTAAGTTGGATCGGAAAATTTAGCAGTAATATCAATTGTAGAATATACGACGAATGCTATATTATCATTGTTCGTGTGCCATTGCCACAAATTACGCTTTGCGAGTGCTGGATATTCTGACCCCATACCACGCAGAGGCATTACAGACAGATCAGTTGTGGCGATACCATAACCGCTAGTATTCCAGAATGGTGTATTATCATAATTGAAATAATATGTTTGTACAAAATCAATATCGAGCTTCAATTCTGTGCAATTAAGGTTTTTATATTTTCGGTCAGTCACAAAACAGAAATACACCTTTTCCTGCTCTGTGTTCGGGCGGTTTACTATCTTTACATAGTCAACACGGTATGAATTTTCAAACGAAAATCCTGTTTGATTACTGCAATTAACCTTAATTGATTCTCCCTGTTTCCAGTATTTGCAGTTTGTAATATGGGCGATTTGGTTTGATTTTAAAAACGTTTCTCTCTGTCCTTCTGTTTCAAATCCCCATATATGTTTATATTGTGGATCAACCGCGCCAATTTGATAAAGGTAATACTCTGTATCTCTAAATTCATTTACCAATCCCATTTACTCACCTTCTTTTTCTGGCGTTGCAACTGCGCTGTCATTCAGACCGATATTATAATCAACGTTCGCAAAATCTACAGACAGCGTGATTCCATAAGACCCAAATTTCATATTTATTTCATCAACCGCCTTTTGTCGTGTCTGCAATCTGTTTGTCCGCTCATGCACAACGTGTCCATTTATCGCGCTAACTTCCGTAGTAATAAGGCGTTCGCGTTTTGGATCACCTCTGTTAGGGATTCCGCAGAATGTAAGCACTTCCGCAAGCAAATTAAGTTTATAATTCTGCAATTCATTAAACACCATCGGAGCGCCAGTTGTGAGGGAATTAACGCCATTATTTACACTGTTACCTATCTCAGCAATAACGGGCTGACCAGTTTTCATTTTTCTGTAAGCCAATTTCAAGCTATTAAGTTGTGCTTCATTCTCAGCGGTTAAAAGAGTTGGCGTTTTCTGCGCTTCGATATTAACATCAATGGTGTTGTCAGTTCGCGCTAATCTAACCGCATATTGTCGAAGCGCTCTAATGTTCGAGATTTTCATGCAGTTATCATAGATGATTACATATTGGTCAGGGTTTAGATAAATCTGATAACCATTTAAACCATACGCTCTAATAGTTGTCGGATTTCCATACGCATTCAATGAGCCTTGTGTTGTGTATGGGAGAATCAAAGCCCCAACTTCTTCATCAATGAAAAACGCTACACTCCCTCTGTACATTAGCCATTGTTCCACCTGTGCCATATCCACGATTAAAGGCATTCCCTCAAATTTAAAAACCGAGGAATAAAGCTGTTGCAGATCATTGTACCATCTGATAAAAGTATCTTCGATTCCTGTCAATTTATCGGTGACTTCCTGCCCAATAAATCTATCAAATTCTCTACCTTTAAACATCTTTTCACCCTCTATCAAAATAAGCGCTAACCGATATGCAGTTAGCGCCTATTAAATTAATTATTCCTTAGACAGTCAAAGCGCCTGTTGCAGGATTCCATGTGGCTGTATCCGTAATGGTAGGATCACTCAAAAGCGTTGCCTTAATGGTGAGAGTACCTGTTTGCGCTGTGCCAAAATGAACCATACCAGTGGCACTAATATAGGTGTCTGCGTTAGCGCCTTCAAGCGTCCACTTGATGTTTTTATTCGTTGCGTTCGCTGGCGTTACGGTTGCTGTCATTTGCAGGTCACTTCCCTTGGGGTAAGTGCCGGAAGTGTTAGTAATCGCAACAGCAGTACCAGCGGTTACAGTTCCAGAGGTAAACGCGATACAGTTACTAAACGGACTGCGCGAATAAGTGCGCCATACGTGCCAGAAGTAGTTCCAATAAAGCCCCTGTGCGTTATACTGTTCCGTGAATTTATCGAGATTGTTTACAACCATCAAAAACTCATCATCACACAGAACCGCATAGACATCGGGATTTTCTGCACCGAAGTTGTCGACGAGGATTTTTCGCCCCAAAAAGGTTGCGCGGTCCATATTGAAGGCGCTGGCAAGGACGTTGACATCCATGATAGCGTCAATATCAGCACGGAGGAAAAGCACCTGTCGATCTTTAGGCGTGAAATTCTTTACACCGACTGCGTTATAACTATCACTCATAAATTCCATGAGGTTAGACGCAGATTTAAAGTTAGTGACAATATTATGAATGTTAGAAGTGCTGGGTGCATCCGTCTTGATGTAATACATCTCGTCTTTGCTTTCCGCAAAGATGTTTTTCATGCTGACAAATTCATCATAGTTAGCACCACTATACAGACTGTCTACAATTCCTGCGATAAGCGTCCTCATGCCCTGTTCAGTGACAAAGGCTTTAGCCAATTGCTCTTCAGCAATCGTAACCTTGTAAAAAAGCTGACTGTTCATGCGGTGGAAAACGGCGCCCACATCCGGAATTACACGCTTGTAAACTTCATTCTCTGCGATCTGGGGATCAAATTCATGTGCATTGGCGATGTTTACAAAAATCTCTTCTACAATATCGCCATACTTTTCGGTGCCTTTCTTAAACACCGCAAGAGGATTTTCATACAGGCGAGATGTGATAATCACTCTAGCAATGCGGTTTACAAGCACATTCAGAAATTGATTAGCAAGAGATTTATTGCTGAGAATATACTCACCAATATCCTGCAAATTAGTTGCGGTTGCAGTTGGAATGCGTTCACTCAAAGAGGGGGCGATTGCATTAATTACCGCAGAAGTAGTAGCGTCAAAAACTTTAGCCATTTCTTTCACCTTCCCTTAATTGTTTCTAAACAACGATTCAATAGTGACTGTTTTGTTTTCGTCTTTATCTTCATCCGGTTCATTTTTACCGGATAAAAACCTTTCACGATACCTTTTATTAGCTTCATCGAGTTGGTTTTTATAATTGGTGCGGTCTGCGTCTGCTTGTGCAAAATCAGCGGTTAATCTGGTTTCTTCATCATACAGTCTATTAATTTCTGTCATTACGTTATCATCGTTCGGATTTTCTGCAAAAATTTTTATAAATTCTTCTTTAGTCATTATTTCTCACCCCTTTTTATAAAACACAAGTACCAAATTAATATTGCAAAAATACATATAAGTTGGTCTTTATACATTAGTTTTCACTCCTTGTGAAAATGCTCTTGTATTTCATTTACTAAGCTTTGCATAACCTTCGTGTTTTCCGTCATTTGTTCTCTAAACTCATCTAAAACCGTTTTCTGATAGTAGAAAAGCCAAATCACCACAGCCACTGGAAAACCAACTGTTGAAATAAAATCCGATATTGCTTTCACATCCACAGACATCACCACCTAATAAAAGATAAATGGTGCGCGGAGGACATAAGCAAAATCCAGTACCAATTCACACAAATTAATGTGTGCTTATAGAATTGGTTTCCGCGCAATTAAATAATAAAGATTTAATATTAAATTGTCAATATGTTTTTAATGCTACTCTGACAGCGTACTTTATTTGTTCATCATCATAAATACATAACCGAGGATCAAAACCAATTTGCTTTAAATATGCGATAGTTGCACCATGTTTAGGATCAATATCAATCAGGCGGTTATCTAATCTAACCAGAACAGGCAAAGACGGTGATTCGAATAATTGTTGACGAGTTGCCCCAAATCCTATCTGATTTCTGGTAAGCTGACATTTATATAAATATATTTCTGTGGCTTTATATAAAAGGGTTGCTACATATAGCGCATTGCTTTTCCTTAAAAACTTCTTCATCGTTGCTGGGTCATAAACGTTCGAATCTATTTCAAAATCACCTTCAAACGCTATTTCATTCCCATCAATTTTTAAAATATCTGGAATTTCCTTTTCTTCTGTATAACTCATCTGAGCATACTCCACAGCATATTTAACGCCATAATGATTCCTAAGTGTTCTAATCTGACCGGGATATATATGCAACTTATCAATATTGATTCCCAATCCTTCAAAATACGGATTTGCTTTATTAAGAGTGTTTCCGATTAGCCAGACGGTTAAATCATTTCTGTCTCTGTTTATGGTAGATATAAGCGACATAAACAATTCAAATTCTACAGGTAAATAATCAGCAGAATTTAAAAGTACAAATTCTTCCATTATAAGACGGTTTATATCAGGAAATTGGGCAGACTTATATTTATATTCCATGTTTAATACAAATACTCTACCGATATAATCTTTAGGTGTTGCTTTACTGAATGGATCAGCTAGAGCAGGGATCATAAACCATTTCTGCCCATCGTACCAAACTTCTTTTTTATATACGTCTCTGGTATATTCCATAAGATAATCAGACTGAAACCAACTTGTCATTAGATCGTCTCTAGCATCCGTTACAAAGCGCAACACTCGCCCAAATTGCTTTATCTTATGATTCATGTGATCGTCAATAAGTGATTTGCAAATTGCAGTTGATTTCCCATTTGAGCGCCCACCGAATATTATATTATACCTAGCGTCTAATTCTTTGATTCTTTCATCACTATAATATTTCATTTTATTCACCTATTAAATAAGCGCCTTTACAGGCGCTTGTATTGTTAGTGGAGCAGATGCAACGTCTTTCCAGTGTTGCCAAATTTCCTAGATGTAAATTCTTCACAGCGGAATGTATGCCCTTCAAACAATGCGTTGACTTCCTCTGCTGGCTTTTCTTTGATTTCATCAAGATAAGCATTAGCAATAACGTTCGGGAGATAATACGATACGCCATCCGCACAAGT